TTCCTTTTCCGAGTTTCAATCTGTGATTGGAAACGTGGAAAATGAAAGCAAGCAACAACAGCTTGAAACAGCCATGAATATTTTGCGTAAAGCAATTACTGATTGGCATATTCTTGACGACGAAGGCAATCCTGTCGCATACAAGCCTGAACTTGTCGGCGAGCTTGATGTACAAACCATCATGACGTTGCAGGGTGAAGTCATGTCGCAGTACGGGCTGGACAAAAAAAAAGAGCTTGCATCAGGCGCATAATTGTAACTAACAGCACAAAAGAAATTACGGGCTATAACGAAGTCCGTGATTTTTATATGTCAGAAAAGTTTGGTTTGGACTGGAAAAAATATGATTCTGTTCGTATGGAAGCCTTTTTCTATATTATGCAATGCCAAGCAGAACGAGATGAGCGAGAAAGTAAAAAAGCTGGTAAGATGAAGAAGTAATACTATGGCAAACACAAATCTTGACGTTGTAGTTGAGTTGGTCGACAAAATGACCAAACCACTCGAAGAAACAAGCAAAAGACTCAAAGCCACAAATGAGGAGTTTTTTGATGCGAGCAAAAAAGTTGGTGCAGCCATGACGGCAATCGGCGTTGCTGGTGTTGCCGCTATTGGTAAATCCGTCAGTGTTTTCATGGACTTCGAGAAGGAAATGAGTAACGTCAAAGCCATTACCAACATTGCTGGCAAGGAGATGGAGGACATGACGAAGCTGGCTATGGAGCTTGGTGCAACAACTAAGTTTACGGCAAAAGAAGCAGCTGAAGGCATGACGTTCCTCGGTATGGCTGGCTTTAACGCAAAAGAAATCATGCAAGCAATGCCAGCAACTATGAACTTAGCTGCTGCTTCAAATACAGACTTGGCTAGTGCTGCTGATATTGCTTCAAATGTGTTAACTGGCTTTCGTTTAACTGCTGATGAGACAATTCGTGTCGTTGATGTACTTGCCGCAACAGTAACATCTTCTAACGTGAACATGAGTCAGTTATCTGAATCCATGAAATATTTTGCGCCTACGGCTGCTGCTTTTGGCGTGTCATTAGAAGAGGCTTCCGCAGCAGTTGGGCTTTTGGGTAACGCAGGTATTCAAGGTTCTATTGCAACACGCGCTCTTGGTACTGCCTTAACAAGGTTAACAAAGCCAACAGATGGCATGATAGCCGTGATGGACTTATTGAATATCTCGTTTTTTAATGCGAAGGGAGAGTTTGTCGGGTTGGCGGAAATGATTAGAAGGCTAGAAAACAGCTTCAAAGGCTTGACACAAGAGCAAAAAATGTCTTACACGGCAACGTTGTTTGGCATGGAAGCAATCCAAGAAATCAACGTGTTACTTGCGGCTGGTTCAAACGAGCTATCAAATTACACAAAAGAATTGCAAGGGGCTGGTGGGACGGCGGATAGAATGGCAAAGACTCAAATGGATAACCTAGCTGGGTCTATTGAACTTTTATCTGGTGCGTTTGACGGTTTGATGCTGGCTATTGGTGCTCAATTTGCGCCTATGCTTCGTCAATTAGCCGATATTTTAACTGGTCTTTTGGATAGATTTAATGCGCTATCAGAAGAGCAAAAAACTACTATTGCTACGGTGCTTGGTATTACAACGGCAGTTACTTTGTTTTTGGGTGCTTTAGGGCTTATTGTTGGGTTTATTCCAACAATCGTTGCAGGTTTTGTTGCCGTTAAAGTTGCAGCTATTGGGATGTGGCTTGCTGTTACTTCCCCCGTCGGGTTAGTTATAGCAGCTATCACTGCCGTTATCGCCATAGGCTATCTTATCGTAAAAAACTGGGATTGGATTAAAGCAAAAGCAATAGAAGTATGGACAGCCATATCAACATGGATATCTGAAAAAGTAGCAGAAATCGTTGCTTGGGTTACAGCCTCTTGGGTGTCCATTAAATCCGCCATAAGTGAAAAGATGGAAGAAATAAGCAACGCTATATCTGAGAAGTGGCAACGCATAAAAGAAGTTTTTGAGGTTATTGGAAACTTTATCTGGAACTTTATCGTCGGTATTTTCGCTTTGATGGGTTTTGATATTATCTACCACATGGAGGGAATCGCCGCGACCATCGAGTGGTGGTGGATAGTTATCAAAGGAGTAATTAAGGAAGTATGGGAATCAACCCTCGCTTGGATTAATGAAAAACTGGCTATTTTAAGCGGATGGTTCAAGAAGGTCTGGTCTGATATAAAGCTAGCAACGAGCATAGCTTGGAATGCTACAAAAATTGCGATATTTAGTGCCCTCGAAGCTATTGGCGAGAAGATTCGTAACTGGGTTGAGCCTATTAGAGAAGTGTTTGCTTCATTATGGGAGGGCGTAAAAAACGTTGCTTTAAGCGTGTTTGATTCAGTAAAAGCCGTTATTGCTGACACATTAAACTGGATTATTGCCAAAATTAACAAAGTGCTTGGCTTTGTAAATATGGTTGTACAAGCTGGTTCAAAAATCAGTGGTATTAGCTCCCCCGAAATCCCGCAAATCCCTATGCTTGCAGATGGCGGTATTGTAAATAAGCCAACCCTTGCCATGATTGGAGAAGCAGGACCCGAAGCCGTTGTGCCTCTTTCCCGTGGGCGAAACTACGGCGTGGGTGGGCAAAACCTTACCATCATTGTAAATGGTGATGTTACTGGTGAAGACCTTATAGAACGCATTGGACGTGAACTTACTCGCACCGTCAAAATGTCTACTGCAACTGTATGATGCTTTACGAGATTAACGGAACGGATAGAACGGGTGATGTCCAAGCTTCCACTCTTAAAATCACAAATCAAATCCAACAGCGTACAGATAATGCTTCTTTTCGCGTCTTTCAAGGGACAAAGCCCGTGGAAAACCAAGATATACGCATTTTCGCGTATGCTCTTGTTGCTTCCGCTACGGGGGCGACAATCGTTCTTAAAGACTCGTATCAAGTAGATACTGAGCGTTTTCGTGTAGGTCAACGTCTCTTTATACGTATCGGTGATGCAGATGAAGAAGTGTGCCACGTTTTAAGCTATACGGAAAGCACCCGTACAATCGTTCTCACAGCTTCACCTAGCGGAAGCGTGGCAGAAGATGACAAGATAGGTATTCTTCTCTTTGGTGGGGTCATCTCTGGCGTAGAAGATGAGAACGTTGGTTCTTTGAGTGTTATTGAGTACAACGTAACAGCGATTGATTACACAAAGATATTTGATAAAAAGCTCGTGTCTGATACATGGGAAGACGTAGATGCGCGGTATATCATCAATGACTTCGTGAATACCACGGTCAACTATAATTCTACTATTGATACACTTTCTTACGCCGATAATACGGCTATTCAAGCGGAATATACGGAATCTGGCGACGGCTCGAATCCAACGGTGGATACAGCCGACTATATGGAGGCAACGGCTTCCGCCGTGTTTTCTTGGGTATTTTCTGGCGGTACAGCCACGTTTAGCGGTACGCCAACAGCAAGAGACGTTTCCGTTCTTACGGGTGCATCTACTGGGCAACCGTTAGAAGGCGAGTTGATGCTTTGGGTGAAGACTACGGATTTTGCCGATATAACCTCTTTGACCGTTCGTATTGGTTCAGATGCTTCAAACTATCTTGCGTTGCCTATTACGCTAGAAAACACAACTGACTGGCAATATTGCAAGGTCAAGTTACCAAGCGGAACGGCTACTGGTACGCCTGACTGGACGGCATTAGATTATTGCGCCTTTGTTATCGCAGAAACGGCAAACGGAACTATCCGTGTAAACGGCTTGCGTGTGAATCAATCGGGGAGTTTTACACTGTTTAATGTTGAATCTTCCAACATTTTCAGCGAGTTTCGCGCGCCGTCGCTTAAGCCATCTGCTATCGTGAACACCTTAGCCAAGTCTTTTGCGTACTCTTGGTACGTTGACTACGAGCGAGATATTCACTTTTTTGTGCAAGCAAACGAGCCTGCACCGTTTGAGATAACTTCAAGTGGTGAAAACTTTGACGATTTAAGCATTGATGTTGACGCTTCACAGCTCGGCAACCGTATTTTAGTACGAGGTGGAGAAAAAACTTCTACTGCAAGATATTCACAGGTTGTCCAAGGCAATAATGCTTCTCGTGAATGGGTACTAAAATCAAAGTTTAACGGGCTATCTTTAAGCGTAGATGATGGAGGAACTACGTCTTCAGCAGAAGTAGGCACAACCACCACAAACATTCGTATAACTGGACACCCTCTTGCGACGGGAGACCATATTATTAACCGCACGCGTTCAAATACAGTACGCCAAGTAACCTATGTTGATGCAAACAACGTAAGCGTAGAAGCTATCCCATCACAAACAAACGGTGATACCATTAGCTTTTTTGCTTCCGTGGCAACAGTAGGGGTTGAGGGCTTAACGGACGAAACAACGGTAAACTATGTCGCCAATTCTAACGAAAAATCAGTAAGAGCCACAGAAACAACGGCAACACTTACCACCTCGCAATTTATCCGTTTTGAGTATAACGAGCGTTTACCGATTCAAGTACGCTATACGGATACAGCAAGCTCTAACGCTTTAGCGGCTCTTGGCTTTGGGGACGGTATATTTGACCTTGACCCTATAACAGATAGAAATATAACTGATACAAATACTGCTATCGCCTTCGCCCAAGCCAAGGTGCGAGATTATGCGAACCCAATTATCTCTGGTGGCTTTATCACTGATAAGGGCGGTCTAAAGGCTGGGCAACTTATCCGTATTAACGAGACAAATCGCGGGCTTGATGCTTACTACGTTATCCAAACAATAAGCATTACACAAAGAGGCGGAAACTTTAAAGATTATTTTGTCTACAACGTAAAGTTTGGCACAACGCTATTTGGCTGGGTTGAGTTTATGCAAAAGCTTCTTGCACAAAAAGGAGGCATTGAAGTCAACCCTGATGAAGTAGTAGAGACATTCGTAACAGCAAACGAGGATATAGAAACAAGCGAATCTTCGTCCGTAGCAAAAGGCGGATTCAAAAAAGCGACAAATACAGAAACGGCGGAAACGTCGGATGTGAACAACGTTGTAACAACAACACCGCCTTGGCAATGGGAAGCTTCAACGGGTCAATCTCTTGCAACCCGTTGGAATCTCTTTGAGTTTGGATAATATGCTATCATAGATATATGGAAATCAACCTTACTAAAAAAGACTTAGAAATAGAGCTAAGCCAAAAATCAAAAACAAAAGTCAAGGGAGTACACATTCTCAATCTTTGTCGTGTAGAAACTGAAAAAGCCCATAAAATGCAGGCTTTTCTTGGCAAATCCGCAGAAAACCGTACAAGCATTTTGCGCTTTGTTGAGAAAAAAGCCCTCGAAATCTTAGAACAAGGCGGAACACTTCTTGACGTCGCTTCTTGGAGAAAAGAAGGTGAGGCTCTTCTTCTTGCTCATCATGCACAGTATCAAGAAGTTTTGCGCGAGTTTAATAAGCTCTTCTTGCGTAAACAAACGTGTGTGGAGAACGTAACCTGTACCGTTGGGCGTAGCGTTCTTATGCAACGTCTTGCTGGTATCACAACGTATTCTGGTACGGTAAGCCATGGTTTACTAGGAACAAGTGCCACCGCGCCAACTATTGGCGACACACAACTAGGTGCAGAAACCTACCGCAAGGCATTATCAGATGGAACGTTCGCATCTAACGTTGCGTATCTTGAAAACTTCTATACAACTACGGAAGTAAACGGCACTTTTGAGGAATATGGCTTTGTGATTGATGGAACGGGTACGGCAAACACGGGTCAACTATTCAACCGATTCACCACAACAACAGTCAAGTCAGCTCTTGAGAGTCTCAACGTCCAAAGCACAATAACGTGTAACGACGCTTAATATGCAATCCGCAACAACTTCTGCTGGCGCAACAGCCCTTGCCTCACAATATAACAATTTGCGTTTAGACGTGCTTCTTGGTGGCGATTATGCTACTTCTGGCGGTTCTGCCGACGCGCAAACTCTTGCCCTAGACGCGCAGATTACGTCGTATGTTAACGGAATGCTTGTGCATTTTCGTTCAGGGTTTACCACAACGACACGAACGCCAACGCTAAACATAAACAGCATTGGAGCAAAAACAATGAAGAAGTTTGACCGCTCTTCTTTGTATGTTGGTGAAATTATTGCGAATGCAAGCGTTATTGCTTTATATGATTCCACGGATGATTCATTTTTAATTTTATCGAATACCGATAAAGATACGCCTCCTTATGGTGATGAATCTGATGGTTCGCTATCTATTACAAGCGGTACAACGACGCTAAACGAATCAACGAGGAACGTCTATCAATATAAAGATGTTTCAATTACAGGAACAGGCGCGTTAGCCATTGGTTCAAACCATCAAAATAAGCGTGTATTTATTCTTGTAAATGGTGATTTAACCGTTACGTCTTCAACGAACCCTGCTGTTGACGGTCGCGGACGTGGTGGGGCTGGTGGCGTTGGTGCAATATCGCATTCAGCGATAAACGGTACGGCTGGCAAAGGAATACAAAAAGTATCTTCTAGCGGTGGTATTGGTGGGTCAACTTCTACGGGTCCTGCAACGTTTAATGCTCCAGGTGGTGGCGGTGGCGCATCATGTGTTACGGCTGGCTCTACGGGTGAAAATGGTTCAGGTGGAACTGGCATGGTCGCTGGCGTTGGTGGTGGTACTGGTCTTCTTGTCGGCGCAAGCTCTTCTTCGCCAATCAATCTTTCACATTGGCTTGATATACTTGGTTGTGGTGATGGTGGCGGCGCTGGTTGTGGCTCTACTAGCGGCTCACGCGCTGGTGGCGATGGTGGCGCTGGCGGTGGGTGTGTTATCTTTCTTGTTCGTGGGAATATTAATATCACATCAACATTTAATGTTGGCGGCTCAAATGGCTCTGATGGAACAAATAACGGTTCAAACTATTATACTGGTGGCGGTGGCGGTGGTGGAGGTGGTTCGTTAGGAATCTTTTATAAAGGTTCTGTAACAGCTAACACCGCAACACTAACAGTATCTGGCGGTTCTGGTGGCTTAAATGCGCTTGGGAGTCCAGGAACTGGCGATGGTGGCGCTGGCGGTGCTGGCATTGCACTTGTT